GTACTTATTTTCCGATAGGCTGCCACCGAGGATCGAAGCGACGAGCTCTTCACCGAGCTTACCAAGCTTCTCTTTGTTTGTCGTGTAGTTCATATCAAAATGGCTTTAAGAAAGCCTCGACTTTATTTGAACTTGGCATATTAGCTCTTAAATGGCGCCATGTTCTAAACACCCAACTGACGGCTCTGTAGTACGGCTTGATGAGGAATCGAGCGTACCACTTCATCCAGAATATGCGATCCGCTTCCATTCGTTTCACCCAAGCCTCATGCCCAGCTCGAGATTCGGCGTTGTTCTCATGGGTGAAGGCTTTCACGCGAATGGTCTTTACCTTGCCTTGAATGACCTTGGCTGTGTATTCGATCCAGTAGTCGTTCTGCAATTCAGGATTGCAGTAAAAACGAATCGAGTCATAGAAGTCGATCGTGCCGGTGAAATAAACGTCTTCCCAAGACGAACTCACTTCCTTCATGTGACCGATGCGACCCATGACTGATTTGCTCTTTGGATCTCCGGGCACGTGTTCGAGTACCGCGTCACGTAGTTGCAGCTTCTTGTCGGCCGTGATGCGATACTGCGTTAACGCATTGAACGCATTGTAGATGTCCTTGGTTTGAAAAGTAAGTTTATTGAAGTCATATCCCTTGAGTTCCATCGGATTTGGAATCTTAGGCAACTTAGCCTCACACGTGATGTAGTCGAACATTTCCATAGTATTATTTAGACGATTGATCGTTGATGAACGGCATGAGTTTATTTAGATTTGCCTGAGAGATGACGATGGATTCAGACATGCATCGATCGCAGTAGCAGTTGCCGTACTCATCTACACGCATCTGAAAGACGTCGTGTAGGTCGTGACAGCACTGGCACTCGATCAGTCCGTATGTATGATCATCTTCGTCCATTGCCAGATCATATTACCATGAAAGGTTCAGAAGTACATAATAAAGTGTAACTGAATTACGAAGTCATTTATTCTTAAACGCTGATTCTTATCATGTCATCGCGATAGATGTCGGCATATTCAGATGGATCCTTGAACCATCTTTCCGTGCCCCATTTGTCTGGAGCTATCGATATTTTATCTTTGCCAAGAAAAGAACCCCACCAGCCAAATGTACTATTTGAAATAATCACATAGTCACTCGCCATCATTGCCGATATCTGTTCTAATTCATCATTGCCGAATAGTCGATAGTTAAGATCAGTAGGCAAATAATTATGTATGTATTGTGGAGAATCCGTCATGACGATAAAGTCGATCGACTCTTCTCGGCTTCGAACATATTCGATTGAATCGGCAAAATACTTTGCAGTGATCAGACTAAATCCTGAATTCATGTAGTCTCCAAGGCGCACGTGTATCGCGCACGTCTTTCTCTGAAAAATGACTTGTGGAAAGCAGAATATGTTTTTAATGAACGAGCTCTGTTTGCCAAAGTATTTTGGAGATTGAAAATACCCATCAAGTATCATGTCTCCTGAATATGGAATGGGATTGTATGCAAATGCCTTTTCTTTATACACATTCGAACATGTAAAATAGCCCTTATCGATATTCTTAAAAACAGTATCGAGGTAATGATGGATCGATCGTCCCTGTCCCATTCCTAAAAATGTTGTAGGATTTAAGACGTAGCTATCATTATTGTCTCGAGCAAAAGACAATCCTGCTGCTACTTGAAACAATTGATTGCCTAATCCTCCTTGAAATACATTTGTTATCATGCTTTAATATAAAATGCATCTCCCCATTCTTGACCACCGATATTAGTTTCCACTCGATCAAATCCAAATTTTTTGAGGTATTCATCTATATCGCCAATCAAATCGTTATTTTTATACACGGATCCAGTATTTGCTTCTGTATAGATGTAATCGATATTGTTGAGCAATTCTCCAAACCCTTTCAGAGCTTTTAGTTCTACTCCTTGAAGGTCTAGATTGACAAAATTGAAATTGGATATGTCGATTGCATTATCGCGCATGATCGACTTGACCGTTTTAGTTCTTCCTCGTATGACATCGACGACTACGATATGAGGATAATATAGAGAGTGTTTATCCAGATCCAATATAGAAGAAGATTGTCCATTATTTGTTATTTTGAATTCGACTTCTACATCATCTTGATCTGAGATTAAATAGTTATAAATCGTATGATTTGTAGAATGCTCTAGAGTTTTTTTATTGATCTCACATAGAGTAGGATTGCCTTCGACCCATACGACATTTTTTACTCCAAACCTATCATAGTCTGATTTTTCTTCTAAGAGATGTGCGCCCAAATGTATGACGCCTTTGATATTAAGATTGAATTTTTCAATTAACGACTGTAGTGTAATTATCATGGCGGCGATGTCAGATTATGATTGAGTTTGAATAATATGGATCGATCGGAAAGTCGAGCGATGGATCTATATATCGATTGAAGAATCCACAAGGCTGATATACTCTAGACTTGTTGTACGCACCTGCTGTATAGCAGAAAGAAGAATTTGAACACACCAGATTGGCACAAGAGAATAATATCATCCAGTCTGTAATGTAGTCATTAGTTTCAATGACTAGATCATGCTGATGTAGCGATGGCATGACATTGAGTGCTTCATTGATATCATCAGCAACGAGTACAATTCGAGCGATACCTTTTGAGCACCGAGTCTGTTTGAAATGTTCGATGCATTTTGAATAGTATTCCGGACGTAATCTTATGTCTCCAAACCCAATTTGATGTTGACGAAAGTCCGTGCCACGATAGTGTACGACTAAGGAGTGTTCATCAAAAATATAAGACTTTGAGTTGATTCGATCTAGTGCTTCAGGTTTAATTTTTACTTGATCAAAAAAGTCTTTAGATGGCAATACGGCTTTATTCCAAAACCATCCACTCACAAAGACGGGCTCTGTTATTGACTCTTTTCCGCTGAGTATACTGCTTGTCCTTACGTAATTTCTAATTTCTTTTTTACGATATTCATTTAAGCCGCCTCCATATTCCTCATCAAAGAGACAGCTGCTCGGCTGAAAGGCCGTCTTGAAAGGTGAAAGGTCGAATAGTTCGTCTAGATTCGAATCGGCCGTTACAAAGAATGGCAGATTATTTGCCTTTGCAAATGAATAGATTGCATATAGGTGAAGGACGTGATTCCCAAAAGACTGATTTGGTCCTTTCACCAAAAGGTGATTTCGTGAACTATAGATGCCTGTCATACAAATTTAATCCCATCCATACAATATTGTGCCGAGCTCATTCAGCTGTTTTGCAATATCATATTTTAGCTTTTCATGCTTGGCATCAAATAAATGAAATTCACAGTATATCTTTTGAAAAGGCATCTTATTGTTGATGATATCCTGAATCACGGCATATTCAGCCCCTTCGATGTCTAGCTTCAATACACATTCTCGAGGATCGATCGAATGAGTATTAAGGACTGATGCGATGGTCGTAATACGTGTAGGGTGATATTTTTTTAATTCATTCTTGAGTCCCCATCGCATTAGACTCGCATCATAAAATTCTTCACCCATGACAGTAGCACCCATATCGGCTTCATATGTACCGCTCGTCACGAGTATAGCCGTATCTTCTTTATCGCCTAGAGCCGCTTTGATCAAAGAAGCATTTCCAATCGATATTAAGTTCTGTTCGATGTGTGACCAACATTCAGGATTGGGTTCAATAAAGATCTTAATTGTATCAGATGTAATTGGTTCGAGTGTCTTTAATTTTTCAAATCCGAGCAGTCTATTGGCTCCTGCGTCTATGAGTGTTTTCATATATTATTTGATCAAATTTAATACCGTATCACACACGCCTTGCAGCGTGAAGTGTTTAGCATATACTTCTTTTCCATATTCAAGCATGCGCTGTTGCCTTTCCAAAGAGATCGACGTGAGTATATTTTTCAGCATGTGAATGTCATTTATATGTATCCTTATGGCGAATCGATTCCAGTCGATGATGCCATCAAATGGAAACCATGCTTGAGTGTGAATGAAGACTGGAATAGAATTGAGCTGCATCGCCTCATAGAAGCGAAAGCTCTGTGCGCCATATCCTCGAGGACATAGTGTAAAGCGAGACCTAGCCGTAACGGTCATGAACTCTTCCAACTGTGACTGAGGCACGGCTGGACTCCATCCTCGAGGCTGACAGAAGTAAAAGTCTTTGTCATTAAAGTATTGATGATATATCAACTTTCTCAAATCTCCAACTGGACCATGCGATATCGTTCCAACAAATGAAGCCAAGATGTCCTTGCCATATGCCTTATCGAGGCGAGGCATGGCAGAGCATACGAGCGGAATCGGAATACCTCCGCCATTTCCGCCTGCAGCAAAATGAAGAGTGTTGCTCGGCAGCTTTTCACGAATGGCGTCATCATGCTGAGATAGTGTGAAGTATCGACACGACGCATCAAGCTTCAGCAGTTCTTCCTGTAATCCTTGCACGCCGCTCTGATTGTAACAAGTAGTCCAAGATACTGGAATGTAGTACCGATCTAGATCCAGATCTCGCGATACAAACTCGTTGAAAAAGTAATCTTCTATGTAGTCTCCGACATGGTATGGTGGATACGTTGCATACGTGGGCTTAACACGAAAGCGCGCGAATCGATCGTTGAGTTGTTTCTGATATGGCTTCATGACTTCAAGAGTTCTTCGGTCTTTCGAATAAGAGCTATCTTATTGTCGACGCCAACAGTCCAATTCGCGTGATGCAATATGATGTCTTTGGGCACATTGAAGCTCTGAATTGTTACATTCCAATTCGTGCACGAGTTTAATGCGCCGAAACTATAATACCTTGGAGGCAATACTCCAAACTTTAATCCACTCGCCGCGATTAAAGCATTCATAGCATATTGATCATTACCATACTTGGCTATGTTATTCTTTACTGATCTCATCAGATCGATTAGTCTTTGAGACTTTCTAGCTGCAAAGAATCCCATGCATAAACAATTGCCATCATTTTGAAACGCTATATCATAATCTCCAAGTAAAGCTTCTATATCTTGCTTGAATGGCTTATAGAATTTTATATCGACGTCTGCATGAATCATGATATCTGCTTCTGACATCTCTTCGAGGTATTGAATGATGTAGTCGATCTTACGATGCATCGTCTTATTCCAGTCAACACATTCAAAGTATCCTTGACACTCTTGAGGCATGAATCTAATGATCAGATCTACACCTTCCTGATAAGGAAAGGAATTCATGAACTCTCGATAGAGAGACAAATGAGACTCTGAAAAGAATGTACAGACTTTAATCATATTGATCTATTGAATGGATTTAAGATCGCCATGCCTAGGTCATTCTGCCACATCTGTTCTCCGACGAATCCGATCTGACCGGTATTTTTATCTTTACGACAGCGAAGGAAGAATGTAGTCATGCGCTGAATGACATTGATGCCGTCGAGTTCCATCGCCGCACGAATCACGGTCTCGTGATGCATGGGACAACCCATGCCGAACAGAGTCTGATGCTTATCAAAGGCCGTCATGTACGACTTTGCCGCAGAGTTGCCCATGATAGCGAAGCGATCGTTGACTCCAGAGAACGTTGACCACCACGGCGTGAGGCAGTCTTTGTCGCCGATCTTAGAATAGTCAGGGGCGATGAACTCTTGAAACCAAAGGTCAGGACGAAGGCGAACGATCAGATCAAACTCCTCGAGCCCTTTCTGCTCCTGAAAGAATTGCCATCCGCGCTTGAGCGACCAGTGTTGACGATAGAAGCCTTGAGCTCCGCCCTCGCCGAAGCCGTAACCGGAGAACATGAGCTGTTGAAAATTTGGCGGCTCTTGGAATACCGGATCCTTGACTCGTTCGAATTTGAGAGGATACTTATTGCCTATCGCCTTTAGAGTCTCTGAATCGGAGTCGTCGCAGACCGACACAAAGAAACTTGGATTGGGCAGCTTACGATATACGTACCAGTTTTGATTTGGATGTACAAATGAAAATGATCTGGCTTGTCCTGTAATGATGACGGCTGTTTTCATAATTTTATTTAGCACCCTTCAGAGCAAACGAAATGGCGCGGGCGGCTTCGACTTCCATTCCGCGGTTCTTGTACCACGATCCGGTATCTCGATCGAGTTCCTTACAGAGCTGAGCGATCTCCGTTGCCGTGATCGGATAGCCACGACGAATCGCCGTAGCGGCAATGGAAGACATGATCTTGTACATCAGGCCATACCATCCGGTCGACGAGATCGATCGATACTGATTGATGAGCTCGCGCTTTACGAACGGACAGTCACGGTACGACGTCCAAGAATACTTATGGGAGTTCGTGAGGCGGCTCTTCTGATACTCCTCCATCTTCTTCTGCATGTGCTCGGATAGGTTATCGAGGATTCCTGTAGAAGCCTTCTCGATCCACGGATACTTCGACATGAGCGCCGTCGGATTCAAGATCGGAGCGTCACGATGGGAGAAGATGAAGTTGTGGGCGTTTGGATACTGAGCCGGCACGTAGTACATGCGCGAGAGGTCTTTGGTCTGCGGATCGGCCAAAGACTTGAACTCCTTGTTGAGGGCGAACCAGAAGTGTCGAATCTTCTCGGCCGAAACGGACGACGTGAGCGGAAGGACCATTCGAAACTTAGGATGCTCCTTCTTCGAAGAGGCCGACGAGTAGCACACGTGCCGATACACTCGAAAGGCCGCGATCGCGTCTTCGAATCCTCCAGCAGGATACTCGTCGACGTCGATCGCCGCCCATCCAGACCAGCACTCCACGTTGGCATTGGCGCGAGTCATTCCAGCCTTGAAGGTCGCTGGAGTAATCAGAGGAGAAGCATCGGGATTGAACTTCTCGTCCTTCTTGGGCTTGTAACCCGGAGTCCTCGATAGCTTGTACAGGAGGTCTTCGAACTCGTCGAACGAGGAGAACTCCATCTTGCGATGGGTCTTGTTATCGAAGATCGACTTGAATATCGTCAGTGCCAACATGATATGCAGACATCATAACATGATATCTGAGCAAGTACACACTTATTCTTCAAACGCCTTCGGAATGATTCCGTGATTGCCCTCGTGACACGGAGGCACCCAACCCTCAGGCTTAATCAGATCCGGAAGGCCAAAGGGATTTGGCCGAGACTCCTTGATGCCGACCTTCTTAGCCATGTTTGCAAATAAGACTTGATCCCAAGCTTTATGAGCATCGACACCGTATGCATCCAGAGTGCCGATGGCGACGACGCAGAGGTCGATCAGAGCGTCGACGATCTCTTCGGAGTTGCCTGCCTGTACGGCGAGCTTGCCTTCATTCAATTCTTCTTGCAGAAAGTTGAATCGAAACTCTAGATATGCCTTGAGCTTCTTAGAGTCAAGCTTCGATGTTGCTTCCTTCACACCATAGTGGGTGTGCATGTGATTGATATCATCTGACCAATTTTTACTCATAGTTTTATTCGTGTATGTTTACATTGTTGTCGTTGCAGAGTTCATGAAGATGATCTCGAGCCGCCTGAAGAGCCTTATTAGCTTCTTCGGGCAACTCTTGATATTTTATCTGTGAACGCAGATATTCATCCATCTCTGAGACGACATATTTCCAATCGAGTGCCTGAACGGCCGCACGATGTTCCGTCTGTTCTTCCGGTAAGTTGAATTCGAGTGTAGCTTTCATTTTATCCAAAAAATTCTTCGAGAGATCCAGAGTCTTCCGATGTCCAGCCGATCGACTTGAGAATGATCTCGAGCGGCTCAAGGAACGTCTTCTGAAACTGAGTGTCGTAGTCGACGGAATTATGTAGGCCAAACTCCTTCGGCAAGTCGGTCACGGCCGGAAACGAGATCACGTTCTCCTGAATCTCATTTGGAATCTTGAGATAGATGAAGCGAATCTTCTCGCCGGACTTGATAGTCTTGTATTTGGCCTCGAGGCCCTTGGCCACGACGCAGTGATTGTAGAGGAGGGATCCACGGACATGGATCGGCGTGCCCTTCTGATAGATGGTCGACTTCGACTGCCATCCTTCTACGTCCGTGACGCCGCGAGGAAAGGCGACTTCGATCGGAGCCAGACTCGAGAAGCGAGAACGAAACTCGGCGATGGACTCCTGCGTCTTCCTCTTGTCACCAGTCATGATGATCTTGAACATGCGCTTCATCTCACCGCGACAGACGGCAGGAGTCGAAGACTTGATTGCTTCGATGCCCATCATCTTCAGTTTCGGTTCGGCATACCTCACGCCTTCGTTGTCGAGCACATTGAGGATGTACCGCTTCTTGGCCGTCCAGACGGCACGATCCGCGATGGCCTCACGCTTCATGATCATGCGATTCACGTAGGCGTTTGTAGCCTTGGCGAGCTTATTGAACGTCACCTCGAGTTCTAGGCCGATACCCTTCTCGTAGAACTCATCGAGGAACTTGATGGGATCCTTGGGCTTGAACTTGTCGATCACGTCCTTCAGAGTCACATACACGGAGTCGGTATCGACGGCCAACACTCGATCCTTCTCGACGCCTACCATCTTCGACACGTAGCGATTCACGATAGCTTCAGCGAGGCGAATGGCCGTCTGACCGGACAGAGTCACGGCTTCGGCGACCTCGATGTTGAAGTAGCGAAAGTACTTGTTGCCGATCGCGCCGTACATGGAGTTCAGGAGGATCTTCACGGCCATCTGCTCCGTGTCGAGCTTGGCGATTACCTTCTCGACCATGTGCCGCTCGCCGGAATCCTTGGGCAGAGACTCGAGCTTCCTCTTGTTGGTACCGGCTTCCTTCTTGATCTTTACGCGGCGTTCATATAGGTCTTCCACGATCAGCGGAATGATGCCCTTAATGTCCTTGCGAAAGCATGCGCCGTTGGCGGCCACACATACCTCGGGATCTTCGTCGAAGATCGGCTGATCATTCAGGACTCGATCGATGATGAGGTCCGGATTCACTTCCATCTTCGTGTGTGCAATGTAGGTCTCGGGCGACATGTTGTATTGCACGATGAGGTTGGGATACTCCGAGTTGACGTCGGACGAGAGGACCCACTCGTGCATTCCTTCCTGCACGTCCTTGACGTAGCCGCCAGCAAATTGAGGGACGTGAGACGGAGGCGAAGGCTGAAACGGAACGATGATGTTCTTATTGGCCAACTTACGAAAGATGATCGAGTCCCAGATCGCCGTCGTGCCGAGCGTGTCCGTGTAGTTCACGCCGCCCATGTAAGCCATCATGAGGACGAGCTGAATCAGACCGAGCTTCTCTTCCAGGCGATCCACGAGCTCGACGTCCTTGATGTTGTAGTCGATGAACTTCTGATGATCCGCATGGTACAGGTCATCGAGCGTGCCGTCGTACTCGAGCTTGTTCTCGTCGAGCACCACCTTGGCGATGTGATTCAGCGTGTACTGTTCCTGTGCTCCATACGTGTAGCCAAACTTCTGAAAGAGATCCATGTAGTCGAGCTGCTGTATGCCGACCAACTCATAGAGGAGCTGCTGACGACCCTTGAGCTTGACTTCCTTGGCCTCGATCAGATTCCACGGACTCATGACGCGAGAGGCTTCTTCGCCGCCGAGCTTACTGAGTCGAGTGATCAGATAGGGCACGTCGAAGGCGCGGACGTTCCAACCGGTGATGATGTCGGGATTGTTGTCCGGATGAATCCACCAGCGAAGGAAGTCCTCGAGCATCTGACCTTCGGTCTTGAATTGCCGATAGTCGATCGAGTAGCGAGTCGTGATGGCCTTCGAAGGGTCGTACGGCTTCAGGCCCCACGTGTGACAGGTGTTGTCCGTCGAGTTCTTGACCGTGATGGCCATGATTGGATTCTTGGCTTCAGATGCCTCCGAATATCCCCATGCTTCTTTACCCACCTCGATGTCGAGAGTGCATATGCGAATCATCGATTGCTGATATTGAACCGAGAGAGGAAACTGCGAGTAGATGAAAGCCGGAATGTGCCGATCGTTGCCATACACCTTGAATGAAGGAACATCCTTGTAAGTATCGACAAACTTACGAGACTCGGACATCGAGTCGAACTGCATAGGCTCGATCGAAGTGCCATCGAGTGCCTTGAACTTTGTCTTGGTCTTATCCTTGGCTTCGAGGTAAAACGTGGGACGAAAGCGAACCTTTTCTTGCACACGCTTACCGTCGCGGTCATATCCGCGAACCAGCAGCATGTTCATTGACCTTGCTACACTTGTATAAAATGCGAAATCTTGAAGTTTTTGTTTAATCATTATTCATATAATACACCACATATCTTAAATGTACATCATGAAATTACTAATTTGTATAAATAGAGATTGAATGCTGGTCGCGGGATTGCCGTCCCCACCAGCTCTACAATAAACAATTAACGAACCATTGCAGCTATGACTACTTATAGGAAAATCTATGAGGACCATTTCGGTCCTATTCCCATTGATGAATCTGGAAGAACATTCGAAATTCATCACATTGATGGAGATCATTCGAATAATTCACCGGAAAACTTAAAGGCTGTTACCATTCAGGAACATTATGATATTCATTATGCTCAAGGCGATTGGCATGCTTGTTTACTAATCGCTAATCGAATAACTATAACACCTGAACAAAAATCAAATTTAGCTAGAATATCACAATTACGACTCGTAGCTAATGGTACGCATCATTTTCTAGGAGGAAAACAACAATCCGAATTAGCTTTAAAGCGAGTTCTTAATGGTACGCATCATTTTCTAGGAGGAGAAATTGCAAAAAGAATAAGTGAAAAAAACATTTCAAATGGCACACATATTTTTCTAAAAGATACTTTTCAAAATTCTCTAATGATGAAAGAAGTACGAATAAAAAATGCTCAAAAACAAATAGCTAATGGTACACATCCATTTTTAGGAGGAAAAATACAATCACAGTCGAATCGAAAAAGAGCAGCCAATGGTTCTCATCCTAGCCAAATTAAAATTATTTGTCCTCATTGTGGAAAAATTGGAGGTAGTACAGGAATGAAAACATGGCATTTCGATAAATGCAAATTCAAGTCATAATATAACATGAAGGGTCCGTGAAGTACATAACCAAATTACCTCACGGACCCTATTTTACGACCTCAGCCCTTGAGGAACTGCGGCTTACCAATCGAGATCTTACGAGCCTTCTTTGACTCGGGTAATTCACGTTTCAAATGAATCGAGAGAATACCATCTTCGAGGGTTGAGCCAGTGACGACTACGTAATCGGCGAGTGTGAATGTCTTGAAGAAGTTCTTCGAAGAGATTCCTTTATGGGAGTATTCACGCTCGTCTTTCTTGCCACCAGTGATGCGTAGCACGGAGTCCATTACCTCGAGATCGATGTCTTCAGGTTTGAAACCGGCGACGGCGAATTCAATGGTGTAATTATCCTCATCAATCTTAATGACATTATGAGGCGGATATGTGCCGAATGTATTCGCTTCAGCCTTCCAAGGTTGGGATTCTAGGAGGTTGAAGAGATCATCGAAGCCAATGAAGAATTGGCGTGGGATGTAGCTGTAGTGACCGAGTTGCATTTGTTTCCTTTCCCCCACTTAAGCAGGGACTTGTTGTTGTTTTGTCGGCAAACCCCGAAGGCATTCGCCGATTGAATCCGTCTGGACTCAAATTTATTTATACGCGACCTGCATACCCGTCGAAACTTTTTCTGAAGCGAACTTCGTAAAAGCATCCGCGTTGTCTTGCATGCGTTTCTTGACGCCAGCAAATCCGGTCTTGAAGTCTCGGCTATTGAGATACTCAGCCGCGGCTTGAGACCAGTCACCGGCCTTCATGAGCGCCATCGTCTTGGGAGTAGCCTTGGGACCAAGGTCGCCGCGATACCATGCGGAGACGATGCCGTTCTTGACGTACTGAGGAAGCGAGTCGTATTCAGGAAGGGCCTTTCGAATGGCCACCTCGCGCTTGGCGATGTCCTGACGAAGGAGAGCGACGGCCTCTTCGTCCGTGATTCCCTTGGAGAAGTCCTCTCCGGGCAGAAGCTTGTGACCGTAGGCGATCGTGTCGGATCCGCCTTCCAGACTTCGCACGGGAAACCACTTTCCGGAAGCTTTGTCATATCCGCCGTTAGGATTGTCCTTGGAGTTCTCGTAGCCCATCAGGAGCTGTTCTGGAGTGGTGGCCGTCAGAGGTGTCATCTTATTGGAAATCGTATGAGTGATGTGTGCCTTGTTATGAGGCACGGAATGATGCTTGGCCGATGCGCCATGAGCTCCGGTCAGAGAAGTCGCACCGATCAATCCAGCCGCGGCCATTGATCTCCAGTCCTCTTCCAGCTCATCGGGATCATCGGACCATGATAGCAAGTGGTCCTTGAGCTCCGCGATCGTCTGAGTGGTATTCCGATGAAGGATGCCGATGCCTCCTCGAGATCTCCAGGCGCGAATGTTTTCTTCCAGATCATCGATGAGAATGTGATTCGGCGCGGCCCAATACTTCTTATCCTTTCCATGATCGGCCACAATGACTTCAAAGGAATTACCTAATTCTCGTGCGCACCAGATCTTCTTTCCTCTCTCAGCACGATCTCCAGTCATAGAAGTCGCACCGGCCGTAAGAATGATGGGATTCTTATCCTTGATGAAGTTCCAGAGCTGATGGCCGTCCTGTGCCCAGGAAAGGTCGCTCCACCACTCCACACCGCCAGCATTGATTCGACGCCAGAATTCCTCGAGACCATATTCCTTGACCGCGTCATTCCACAGAAGGCCTCCGGTAAGCTTCTTTAGAGGTGTGTCGAAGTCGATCAAAACACCATCCATGTCGCAGTAGATCTGAAGCTTCTTGGAGTTCTTCTGATCGGTGCCTTCATCCATTCCGGGTTGCCACAGCACGCGATCTTTCGAGTTGACATCGTCGATCAGTATAAGTTGATTCTCGATAGCCAAGTTCTTGAGCTCACGAATCTGAGACGGACTGGCCTTCCATGAAAACACCAGGCTTTCACCGTCACAGATCACTCGCACCCATCCAGCCTCGGCCAACTGAGCGCTCCAACGATCCATCCATGAATCGTCCGAATCGTACTCACCACCAAGGATCTCGGCCGCAGCGGATTCATGATCCTGCACGGAGATGAGTCGAAGATCCGGAGTCATGAAGAACTTGCCTTCCTGAAACGGATCCTTCAGAGTGCCTTTATCAACTTTTCTAAAAAGCTTGCCAGAAGCGGAGACGGAAGAGGCATTCAGACTCTCATACATCTTGACGGCAGATAGACCGAGCAATCCAGCCGCGGCCAGTGATCTCCAGTCCTCTTCCAGCTCATCATTGGGAGCAAACGTAAGGATATGCTCCTTGAGCTCAGAGATCGTCTGGGCAGCGTCCTTGTGATGAATGCCTATGCCTCCACGAGAACGCCAAGCACGAATGTTCTCCTCCAGATCATCAATCAGAATGTGTCCAGGCTCGGACCAGAACTTCTTATCCGTGCCATGATCGGCCACGATGACCTCAGGTTTAGGACCGAGGTGCTTCAGACACCATGCCTTCTTGCCATTAAGGGCTCGATCGCCAGTCCTCGAGATCGCACCGGCCGTGAGAATGATTGGATTCTTATCGCGAAGAAAGTCCCAGAGTTTCTGACCGTCTTTGGTCCAGTTGAGTTCGGCCCACCAAGCGGATCCGCCAAGATTGATTAGACGCCAGAGTTCTTCGAGGCCGAGGTCGCGAACGGCTTCGTCCCAGAGTTTGCCTCCGGTAACCTTCTTGATGGCCGTGTCGAAGTCGACGAGGACGCCATCCATGTCGCAGTAGATCTGATAAGACGTCACGGCGACGTCTTTATCCTTAATCGGTTGTTTGATAGCCTCGTCGCTCATGATCGTAAGCTATTTATAAGAAAATCGAATTAAGGCTTCTTCTTCTTTACCTGACCAATCTGATACTTAGGAATCAAATTCCATTGAGCTTTGTCTTTATGAGAGATGATCTTGATATTGCGCAAAGTGGTTTTTTCCACAAGTCTATTGGGATGGACAATATTCAAAAGTCCCCAGTCAGATAACAATTGAGCGATCGTATTTCGCCTGCCCAAATCATCTATTGTAAAATCTGAAGGCTTTCCATCGAGCATAAACATCTCTTTGAAATGCACCAAAAAATATCTTCCTTGCTTATGAAGTAGCAAACAAGATTGATACAATGTGTTGATCTCCTTCTTCGAAGCGACGCCGATTCGAGTCAGCGTCTCGCGGACTTTAAGAAAGTCGTCTGGCTCGTTGAGCGTGACCTCCAACATGTCCTGTGGAGACCAAGGGGCGAGGCTCTCAGCACGAGAGGCGTTAGAAATTTCTGAAGTTGAATACGTCATAACAAAAGTTAATCATTATGACGTTATTTATGCATGTGCTATTTTCCACCGGTATCGCGCGAGAGCCGTAAAGCCTTCAACGAATCCGATGAGAACAGCGAAAGGACTTGACGAGCCTTCTCGGACGAGTAGCCGTAGGCTCGCTTGATGAGTTCGATGTCGTCCGACTCCTCGTTCTTGAGCCACTTCGAGAAACGTTTGCGTGGACGAATGGATAGACGAAGAAAGTTGTATTGAGCCTTGACTGGAATCGTGGGCCTACGATTCATTTCATTGGCAAGTAAGATCGTGTCAGAGAACCAGCTGAGTCCACGATTGCACATGAATGGAACGTAGGTCTTCTCCTCCATCAAGGGATTCTCAAATAGATCCTTGCCTCGAGCTCCCTCGTTGATCGAGTTGAGGCAGTCAAAGAAAGATAACTTTTTGGGTTTTACTTCCATTCGACGTTGCACATGAGTTCCGTGAGAGCCGCGACCGTATTCAGTTCACGATCCGCCACAAAACTGTTTTTATATTGATAGTCCGCCAGGATGATGATTGCCTGCGGCACGGATTCAGGCTTAGCCACTTCCGTGATGCAGTCGTAGATCGATCGATACACCTGTGCTGGATCGACGTCGTTGTTGTTGACCACCCAAGCGCGCATGGTCCTGAAGTCTTTCTCCTTCAGAGCCTTGATGAGGGCCTGAATGTTCGAGTCAGATAGACCAACCACGGCATTGGCGCCGATCTCGCCGGACGAAGAGTGACGCTGACACTCATTTAAGATCCTACGCCAGTCGGGAGCGTGCTTGATGATGAGCTCGGCCAGAACCTTGTCCGTGTACTTGATCTTCTCGAGATCGAGGATCTTCTTCAGACGTTCATGGAACTGAACAGCAAGGCCAACGAGTTCCTTCTTGGTCGCGTTGAATTCAACTACGGCCAATCGAGAATGAAGGGGCTCGATGATTCGATTCTTGAAGTTACACGTGAAGATGAATCGACAGTTGGCCGAGAACTCCTCGATGAATGCACGAAGCGCCGGCTGAGTCGACTGCGGATTCAGATAGTCGGCCTCGTCAAGGATTACGACCTTGTACGAGCCAGTGCCATCCAATGAAACGGTCGAAGCGAACTGCTTGATCTTATTTCGAAGGACGTCGATACCTGATTCCTCTGAGCCGTTGATCAGGATGTGATCGAGCTTGAGCATGCCACACAGAGCACGAGCCACGGTGGTCTTGCCAAGTCCAGCCGTTCCGGTCAGAAGCATGTTCTGTAACTGACCGGACTTCACGACCTCGTTCAGCGTCTTCTTGAGTGGAGCCGGAAGGATGCACTCGTCGATCGTCTTGGGACGATATTTTTCAACCCAGAGGAATTCGTTCATGTTACTTTGTGTAGATGCCTAGAATGTCGTCCTCAGAGATCATGAACTTGTCATCGGAATTGATTGCCTTTGCCTTACCAGCAGGAATGACGAGGCGATCTCCAACCTTCACGTTCTCTACCTGTGCGCCGATGTGTTCGGCGATGAATTCCACCTCGGGCTCGATCGTCATGATGACGGAGCTTTTCTGAGAGGCGTATGAGTTCTGTTTACGAAAGATGACGTTGTTGCTTAGCGGCTTCATGTTAATATGTATGATCAGATGGTTGAGGTCTTCTCCAGAGCGATGAAGTAATTTACCTTGAAGTCCGCATGAGTCCATTCGGAGATCAGCTTCGAAGAGACGGCGACCGTGTAGTCACCAGAGAGGACCTTGAGGTTGTCAATTAGAAACTCAAAGGAGAAGTCCTTGTCGAGCGTGTGCTTCTCGGTCAGAGCGACCGTGTAGGTGTTGGCCGACGAGTCCTTCGGATCGAGGACCGCGAGGCTCAGGGATCCAGACGACGTTCCCTTCAGCGCGACGATCGAGTGGCCCAAGACACCTGCCGCTTTACGGACCTTGCCGAGCAGGTCGTTGGTGAGCTTGACGGTCACGTCGATCGAGGGCATCTTGATCTCCTTGGACGGAGTCGTCAGGACGGTCGGATTCGCGAAGCGGTACTTGACCGTCGTGGAGTCATCGGAGAGGATCGCCGAGTCTTCCAGCAGGTCGATCGTCGGATCTTCCAGAAGGCTCAAGGCGGCGATGAACTCGTTCAGGTCGTACACGCCAAAGGTGCGAGAGAAGTTCTCGGGGACCGTGACGGACGCCATGATGTTTTTTGCCTCAGCGATCGTCGAGAAGGTCGAGCCCTCCTTGATCACGAGATTGGGATTGATGGAGGCGAAGTTCTTCAGAACGTCGACCGTGAATTTGGATAGTTTAAGCATGATGATTTATTTGTTTGTGGATTTAAGAAAGTCTACCGTCTTTTGTGATGTGCCCATTTGATATTCCATCAGGAATAAGAGGCACGTTGCCGCGTGAGCCGCATGAGGAAAGCCAGATTCAGGATCGTTGACTTCGCCTCGAGCGATGGCCCACATATGTCGTTGAGCCGCATCGAAGTAACGCTTGGAGGAATTCTCAACGTGTCTCCAGTTGTTTGGCGTATACTTGTTGGCGCCGTAGGTCAGGACCTTGGCGACCTCCTCCAGAGCGAACGGAGGAAAAAGCCCGTATTGAGGCTTGCCAGCATCGTATTTAACGCCTGTGATATTCGATCTTGTTGTCATTTCGCTCATAAAATTGAGACTCGGTGCCGGATCCAGCCGTGATCGAGCGGATCCGGCACCAGAGTTATTTGCCTAGCTTAGGCAACGTAGGCAACGAGGCGGTACTGATTGACCGTACCAGCGGCGACTTTGCGTTCGCTGCGGCGGGACCAAGGGTTCGAGTAGATCTCGAAGCCTTCTTCGCGCAGTTTGGCGATGACGGCAGTCGGGTTAGCGATACCAGCTTTGCGGGCATCGGAGACCGAGAACTGAGTGCCTGCGCTGAGCGTCTCGAGGATCGCGCCGCGCTGGGTGCCGGTGGCTTTATAGTTCTTGGTCAGTTGTTTGATGGCTGTCTTGCTCATGTTGTGTGTTGCTTTCAATGCGACCAATTTTTGTTGTGATTCGCTCCGATACTTGGTCGCCCATATCGAAGAGATTGTTGGATATAATAAACTGCTCCGTGTCGCTTGTACACCGGAAAGTTTATCTATTTTACGACTCAGAACGGAGCTTCGTTCGTGGTCGCAGCCGGAGCCACTTCAGCGACCGGAGCCGGAGGAACGATCGACGCGTCGAGCTTGGAATACAAGTCGAGGAATGCGTTGCGAGTGTCCGTATCGAATCGCGCGATGCATAGCTGGATCGAACGGGCGCGGTCGCCAAAGATCGCGAAGGTCTGAGCGATGTGACAGAGGCGGCGAGTCGAGATGACTTCCTCGATCGCTTCGGACTCGAAGGTCTTGCGAATGACCGTGGACCAAGCCACGAGCTTGTCCGCGAAGTCCTCATCGAGCTTGCCAAACTTCTCCATGTGCTTGACCACGATCTTGCGTTCGACGGCCTGAGCGGCATAGGGCTGCTCGATGGTGGCTACGAAGCGCTCGAGGAACGCCTCGTCGATGATCGTGGCGGCCGCGAATCGACCGTCCTCGGATCCGCGGCCCTTGGTGTTGGCCGTCGCGATGACGTTGAAGCCGGCGGCCGGCTGGACTACCTGACCGGTCTTCTTGACGAGGACCGGCTTGCCCTCGAGGATGCCCTGTAGGCACATGATCTTGTTGGAGCCGCGATCGATCTCGTCGATGAGCAGGATGCACCCGCGTTCCATGGCCTTGAGGACCGGCCCCTTGCAGAAGACCGTCTCGCCGTTGAGCAGTCGAAAGCCGCCGATCAGGTCGTCCTCGTCCGTCTCGGGCGAGATCTGGACTCGAATGTACTCACGCTTGAGCTTGGCACATGCCTGCTCGACCATCGTGGTCTTGCCGTTGCCGGACAGACCGGAAATGTAGATCGGATAGAACAGGCCGGACTGAATGGCCTTGAGGACCGTGTCGTACTCGCCCCAGCGGACGAAAGTCGGATCCACGTCTGGGATGTAAGCGTCGTCGTTCATGGTCGAGGTGACGGCCTGAGCGAGCTTGAAGACCGCAGCTGGAGCCGGAACCGACTGCGCTGAGGGCTCGGAGGGAGCTTCGGCGGCCGATTCGACGGCCACGGGCTTGATGGCGCCGGCGGCGTCGTAGGTAACCGTGCGGACTCGTGCGAGGTCGTAATGACCGCGGCCGCACCGAACGTGCGAAGCGAGCAGGTTTTCGTTGATCTCCGTCCACGAGAGACCGAGGGATCGGGCCGTGTCGGCGATGACGTCGCGCTGCCAGATGTTCTGGCCAGGAGAGCGTTCGTGGAGTTTTTCGATGGTCCGTTTAATGATGGCGTTGTTCATAATGTATTCCAATCTGATATAAGTATATCACGTTCTTTGTAAATGTACATAGGAAAGTGAAAGAGTATCTCGTTGTGTATCAACGACTTGCACATACCTCAGGCAATCACCTGACTGAATTTTGAGAGGATCACGCGCTGAGTGCGCTTCGTGTTGTTGAATTCCGTGAAGGCGCGGGCCAGTTTGCCTTGAGACTTCTTGATGTCGATGACCTCGAAGTCCGTATCGAACTCGTCTTCCGTGTCGATGTCCAGATTCTTGCCGGTGGCCAGCACATAATACTCGTCGAAGCCGTATCCACCCTTGATGATCAGACAGTTGTCCTTGCGATAGGTCGCGTGGGCATCTTTCGAAGTCGATATGCTCGGGAATGATTTGCGCGTGTATTCCATGGCGCGTCCCGCATATCGAATCGCCTGCTGAGGAGAATTCGGAATGAAGAATCCAACGACGGTCGATCCAGTCGCCTTGCGAAGATTCTGGATCAGTTTCTCGTACGAATAAAAGCCTTCGTTCAGAGTGACTTCGGTGCCGCCGAGGTTGCCTTTCATCTTGGAAGTCATGTAGCTGGATCCAGCGGCTTTCGATCCGGCCTCAGTCTGATGACGATGAAGCATGGATCCGTCGCCGTCCGTGAGGAACACCACGTTCATCTTCTGGACCGAATTCGCCTTGCGAAACTCGTTGACGAGGATGTGAGCGGCCACGACGCATTCTTGAAGCGGCGTGCCAGACAGACTTTCGTGGGGCGACGCCGCCGGACAGTAACTGCCGCTGCCGCCGAGCTCGTAGCTGACCGAGCGGCCGCCGCCCTTGTAGAAGAAAGCCTGCGCGAGGGTCTGCTCGATGGCCAGATCAAACTCGGCCTTGCTCATCTTGCTCGAGAACGTCTGAATCAGGGACAGGTATGACAGACTGATCTCGTCATGGGCCATCTTAGCGAGCGGCTTGTTGACCGAGGGATTCGTAAAGCCGTAGACTTCGAACGGGATGTTGAGGCTGCGGCAGAACATGACGAGGTTGACCGTGTGCTCCAGGACGTGGCCGATCGAATATTGCATCGAGGCCGAGTAGTCGACGAACATCATCATGCCGTGATTCTTGGCGTTGGCCAGCTTGGTGATCGACTTGAAGATGTCCTCCGAGTAGCGATACGAATGGAGCTTGGCCATGTTGAGCGTGCCAGTCTTGGCGACGGACGCTCGAGAATATTGATGAGCCGCCTTGCGCATCTCGAACTCGCGAGTCAGGCCGGCCACGTACTTCTTCGCAGACGCCTTCGTCTCCGCGTAGTGAGCCTTGGTGGCCGGATGAGTCATGTAACCCACGTAGCGAGGCTTCGACTGACGAGCCTCGAGGAGCTTTTGATAGGGAGTGATGACGCTCTGGACCGCTTCCTTGCGAGGGGCGAGGAAGTGGACGTACTCATCCGTCTGCTGGATCGACTTGAGAGCCTGCTCAAAGGACTTGGCCGTCTCGGAGGTGAGCTCGTCCTTGAGTGTCGTGTTGCCGGCCTGAGATCCAGCCGTCGGAGCTTGCTCATCAGAATCTTCAGCCTGCTCGTCGGACGGCTGGCCGCCATCGGCCTCGCCATCATTGTCAGATTCGTCATCTGAGTCCTGCTCGGAGTCGTTGCCGGATCCTTCGGAAGATCCTGGATCCTCGTTCTCAGCCTCATCGCCGGAGTCCTCGTTTGAAGGGGCCTGAGGAGCATCCTCCTGCTTGTCACTCTCGGACTTGCCAGCCGCCGGAGATCCAGCCTCGTCTTCCTTACGCTTGCCAACCAGATGAGCGATGTCCTTGCAGATCTCGATCACCTCGTCGAAGTCCTGGGCTTTGATGCAGCGATCATAAATCGCCTGCTCGTCGGCCGTCAGCTTGACGTCGACCGCCTTGCCAGCCTTGGCATGAAGATTGAGACGATCGGCAAAATTCATCTTGGAGATGTCCTTGCCTTTGAGGCCGAAGAAATTGTCCGCGACCAGCGTCTCGTATGCTTGACGAAACGCGGTCGCGAGGCCCGGGTACGTGTCTTGGATCATGCGCTCGATGCGAATGTCCTCGACTATGTTGCAGATATCGAATGGCACCTCGGGGAGTTCCTGACGGAACTTTTCTATGCCAGACATCGGAGTGAAGAGGGCGTGGCCGACTTCGTGTCCGACGAGCAAGTCATAAACGTTCTTGCCTGACGTCTTCCAGATTGGAAGGCCAAGGACACGCGACTTGGTGTCAAAGAACGCCGTAGCGTAGTTGCCGTGTTGGATTCGGAGATTTTCCTTGGCCAAGAGTTTGGCCAGCATCCCCTGCTGATTCATATTGACTTGCTCGATCATGAGATAAGTATACCGCATGCCAGTCAAATGTACACAAAAAAGTGAAAGAATTTTCACGTTGAATACCAACGACTTGCATGAGTTTTGTCACTTTCTTACGCTTTGAGGGTCGAAAAGTTGCCGGTTTTAGCGAATTCCAGCTTGGCCGCCATCTTATCGGACATCGCATCCGGCTTGTGGGTGATGACGAAGACGTTGGTGGCCGTCAGCGTGTTGAGGATTCGAAGCAGATTCTCGACGCCCTCGCCGTCCAGAGACGAGTCAAATGTCTCATCGAGGATCAGCAGGTTAGTCGCGTTGTGATTCTTGAGCTTGGCGATCTGGCGCCACGTGAACAGGATCGCCAGATTGATGCGCATCTTTTCCCCCTCCGAGAACGAGGCATACGAGAAGTCGTCCCGATGACGGGAACGGATCGTCTCGTTGAACGAATCGTCCAGCATGAACGACACGAAGAAGTCAAGGACGGACAAGTACTGATTGATGAACTTATTCATGAGCGGCACGTACTGCTTGATGACCTTCGCCTTGATGCCCGTATCACGCAGCATCTCTTGAATGACGTCCAGATAAGAACGTTCGTCTATTTGATTCGAGCGTGTCTGAGTGAGCCGTAGGTGTTCCTGCTGACTGACCTGCAGCTCGTCCTCGGCTTGCTTGGTGTCCGACGTGGCCGATGCGTCCTTGAGTTTCTTATTCAGCGCCGCGATCTGATTGTGAAGGGACTGAATCGTCGCGTTGACGGTCGAGAGGGACGACTGAACGGCCATCATCTCGTTTATTCGAGCATTGGCCTGATCCAGTTCCACATTTGCCTGGGTCAGTGCTTCATTCAATTTACTCAGACCGTCGTTGAACTCGGCCGACTTGGTCGAGCACTGATGAGTCCTTCGTTCCTTGATGTCGCTCTCGATCTTCTGCTGACATGTCGGACACTCGTCGTTCTTTTGATAGAACTCGGATTCCGTACGGATCCTCGTAAGATTGGACTGAATCTGCGTCTGATATCCGATTAGAGCCTGACGTTTCTTCTGTGCCGCCTTCTGCGCGGCCGTAACGACCTTCGTGTTGGCATCGAGGGTGGATTGATATTCATTCGCCTCGTCTTGCTTGGTCGAGACCTGAGACTCAATGGTCGCGATCTCGTCTCGAATCGACTGCGTGTTGTTTGCATCGATTTGCTTGAGATCATTCAGGTGCTTCGTCTGCAGTCTCACCTTTTCCTTGAAGATCGCCAGTTGATTCTCCGTCTCTTTGAGATCCTCACGGGACTTGGCCAACTTCTCCTTGATCAATGTGTTCATGTCCGAGAACACGGAGATGTCGAGGAGTTCTTCAATGACGCCTCGACGATCCCATACCGGCATCTGCATGAATGGCACGAAGTTGCCTGCTCCGAGGACAACGATCTGATTGAACGACTTCTTGTTCATCTTCAGGATGTTTGTCTCGAGGACGGCCTGATAGTCGCGCGAGTGGGATTCCTGATTTAGGAGCGCTCCGTTCTTCCAGATCTCGAACACGGACGGCTTGTATCCACGAACGACTCGATACTTGTCTTGGCCGATCGTGAACTCGATCTGGACCTCGCAGTTCTTTCCGTTGACGGAGTTGATGAGCTGCGGATTCTTGATGTCGCGATGGGGCTTGCCGAATAGGCCGAAGCAGATTGCATCAAGCATCGTGGATTTGCCTGCGCCGTTGGCACCGACGATCAGGGTCGTAGGACTTTGATCCAGGCGAATCGTGATAGGCACGTCGCCGGTCGATAAGAAGTTCTTGAATGAGACGGAACGAAAGGTTAACATGATTAAGCGTTTTCTGCCGACTGAGCTTCGACGTAGAGTTCCTGCATCATGGACTTCAGGCGCTCCTTGTCGAGCGACGTCTCAGTGGCATCGATGTATGTATGTAATAGTTTACCGGTGTCTTCGAGATTGATCTGCTGATCCTCGACTCGATGGGATGTGAACTCATCAAACGACTCGACGATCCTGGGCTGCTCGATCGGTCCAGCATCCTGAATGCGTTGAATGAATCGATCGAACTTACTTGGATTGCTTTTCTTGGCAACAATGACCTTGACGTATTTGCCTTTGAATCCTGTCACGTCGATCGAGTCTGGATCTTGTCGTTCATCATTATACACCACACGTTCAAACAGAGTAAAGGTATTTTTTACTTGCGTAAGGATTCGAGTGTCCGTATCGAGGACGTGAAAGAACTTTGGATCTTCACAGTCCGCCCATGTCTGTTCGAACTGAGTGCCAAGGTAATGAATATTCTCACGTGTCGACTTGGTATGATAATGACCAGATAGGACCATCTCGTATCTCTTGAATAGTGAGGCATCCATTCCATGATCGGAGGCCGGCTGTCCCTTCATCATTTCGAATCCGGCCAGTTCTAGATGGGAGATCAAGATCGGCGCGGGAGCCTTAGCGATGAAGTCGATCGACTCCGCGTAGTTGTCTGGCGCGATCCACGGAAGGAATGCCAGATCGAGGCCGCCGATCTGCTTCACGGTCGGCTTCATCACGATCTCGACATTCTCGATGAAGTATCCAAGGACCTCGCGCAGGCCGCAGAGCTCGTTCGTGTTCTTGAAATACACGTCGTGATTTCCGGGAATGATGATCATGTTCATTCCGTTCTCGGCGAGGGGTTCGAGGAACGCCTTACGAGTACGATGGAGGGCTTTGAAGTTGACGTACTTGCGATGATCGAGGTAGTCGCCGCAGTGAATCACGGTCTTGATGCCGTGCTGCTTGCAGTATGGAAAGAACACGTCGCGATAGAACTTGTCCGTGTAGTCGAGGAACACATCGGACGCATTGCGCTGTCCGGTGTGAGTGTCGTTGATTATCGCGATGAGCATATAGTAGTTAGGACAGGAGGGAGAATAGCTCGAGGGACGAAGTGGTCGACTTCTTGGCCGCTTTCTTGCCTTTCTTAATCGTCTTGCCAAACGCCTTGACGGCCGCGTCGCGCTTATGGATCTGCTCGACCTTGTGACGCACACGTTCCACGATTCCCTCGCCGACCGCAGGAGAGTCACCGGCCTCGCCCTCGCCGAAGGTGGCAAAGTTCTCGATGCCTGCCGATTCCATATAAAGGAGCTTGATGTCCTGTGACTTCTTCTCCTTCTGAATGCGACGAATGAATGCAAAGAAGCAGATCTGCGTGAAGTAAGCAAAGGCGTTCGGCAGTCCTGTACGAGTGCCGACGTTCACGTTGAAGTTGGGTACGGCGCGGATGCAATTCTCGACGCCGTCCATCACCATGTCCTCGCGATAGGTATATCGAACGAAGTTGGGTTTACGAGAGAGGCCCTCGGCGATCTTCAGCAGGCACGTCCCGATGTACTCAGAAAGCTGAGGGAGAGGTTTGCCTTTGGCCTTTGCGGCTTTTGCCAGGATCACGTAGTCGACGATCGCCTTTGAGAACTCGGCGTTGTTGACGTAGTGAGGGCGCTCTGACGGTTTGATTTTTCTTGGTGTCGATTCTGCCGTGATGCTATCTTTCATGTGGACAATATAACACGAGTTTCTGAAAAGTACATGAAAGATTTACAATGCTGAGCAGGAGATCGACCGAGATCGATTGTAATTTGGACATGTACAACCGTTGAAGCGACTGTACAATGGATCCAGACAGCAGCAGAGGACAGGGATAGTCAAGGCAAGCTAGATCAGATTGAGGCTAACAGAAGCAGACAGCAGCAGGCTGCGGGATTTTAATTCAGATTGAATCGCTTCTGCTTCGAGAGCTCGCTCTTCAGATACGGAGACATCTTCGGCATCTCTTTCGCTTCCTTCTGCTCCTGATGGTTCTCTTCCATGATGGAGTTGAAGTCTTCGGGCGAGAGGTACTTCTGCAGGTGAGTGAGGAGGTAGTAGCGAGAATAAGCAAACTTCTGTTCGAAGGTCGCGTCGCCCTCAGCGATCACGGAATCGAGATTTACCCTGACGTGTTCACCTGTACCAGGCATCCACGGCACGTACGCCGTCATGACGCGTTCTTCGAGGATGACTTGACAGATCTGCAAGGGACGCTGAAGTACCAGATATGCATCCACGCTGTCTCGATGATGCTCTTCGGCCAAGAGAATCGAGCCGTCGATTATTCGATACACCTGAATGTTCAGAGAGTCGATGTATTGCTTGAGGTCCGTCGTCATGGAATTATTTATGAGATCGGAACTTCATGCACCTCGAAGTCAAACTTCTCCTTGGTGTAGATCTTGGCTCGCTCGATACCGTGCTGCAGGGTGTAGTTCTTATTCCCCTTCTTCGAGAGGTCGTCCGCGATGTCGTACACGGTCGTCGGGCGTTCATCTTCCGTCTTGCGAAGTCCGCGGCCGATCGACTGAAGGACTCGAATCTGAGACTTGGTCGGCGACGCAAAGACGATGTTGTGCAGGTTTCGAATGTTGATGCCGGTCGAGAACGTACCGACGGATGCAACAATGACGGCTCCCTCTTCCTTCTCGACCAGGCTCCGAATGTGTTCGCGCTCTTCGGCGCCGACTTCACCGGACACGAAGTAGACCTTACGCTTGGTTCCGGCCAACTTCTTCTTGATCATCTCGAAGAGGGGCTCGCCGTGCTTCTCGACGAACTGATACAGGACCAGAGAGTTGCCCTTCAGATCCGCGACCAGATTCGTGATGAACTTATTGCGCGGATCGTGCGAGGTCAGAAAGTCGAGCTCGCCCTGATAGTCGAGGTCTCCGTACATCTTACGCAGGGATTCCGGATACTTCAACACGATCATGTGAATCTTGAGCTGAGCCAGCGTGCCGATGTCGATCAGCTCGGCCGTCGTCGTCACCTGAAAGACCGGACCAAACGCGCCCTCGAGGACGAGCTTATTCATCTTGGCGTCTTCTCCGCCCGGAAGGGTGCCGGTCGTTCCGATACGAAACCAAGCGTTCTTGAGCCAGCTCATGATCTTCGTCAGTGAAGCGGCCTTGAACAGGTGAGCCTCGTCGCCAAACACGGCGCCAAACTTCTCGAACCACTTCGCTCCCATCGTGATGGCCGACTGCCAAGTAGTGATGATGACCGGTGCGTCCGTCTCCTTCTCCTGACCGGAGTAGATCTTATGGAGCATCTCCTCAGGATCGAACGACTCGTCCTTCGAGGAGTAGTCCGAGAAGTCCTTGTACATCTGCTCGACCAGCGCCGTGGTGGGAACGATGACGATCGCCTTCTTGGCCGAACCCTTCGTGTTGACCAGATACCAGCGCAGGAGCTCGTAGATGATCAGGGACTTACCGGATCCGGTCGGAGATACCAATAGGACCTTCTTGTCCCTCACCGCGCGGTCGATAGCCGCCTGTTGGTAATCACGCACCTCGAGGGCCTTACCGTCATTGCCAGTGGCCGGATAGAGGGCCGCCGGCGCTTCTGGTTCAGCTTCTGTCAGCTTTGGAAGCTCTAGCCCTGATGCCAGTATCAATTCGTGCTTACGTGAGTCGCAGAACTGCGCAAGGTGATATAAGAGGCCGCCGGGCAGGGACTGATTACGAAGGTTGAACAGTCTGACCTTGCCGTCCCAATGATGATTACGAAACGCTGGAGAGAATTTGTAACCGGGACTCAGAAATGAAAAGAACTCCGAGAGCTCCTGTAGGACTCCGGAATCCTCACAGGTCACTCGTAGGTGAGCCTGATCGATCTGACTTGCGTGTATGATACTCATGTGTTATGATCCTGCCGTAAACCGTCTCCAGTCGATGCAGTTTCGAATGTGCTGATGTCTCCATCTAAGCGTGTCTAAGATCTCCGTCAATGCATCGACGGCCGTTTGAAAGTACGTCTTCTTATCTATTAGGATTCGAAGCTCCGCGTCTGAGTCTATGTATGTTTCCAGATCCGAGCGAAGCGGCTTGGCGCCTCCATTGAACGGATCGTACGGCCACTTCCTCTCGTCCATCTCTTCCTTCGTCATCTTACCGGTGTAGTACATCCACTTGGCGTGCCGAGTCTCCGAGAGTTTCGAGTCAGCCAGACGAAGTTTCAGCTTGAAGTCCGTGATGTACGAGAGGTACTTGGCGTGAATCTTGGCGAACTTGATCGTCGAGTCGTCGAGCGCCAATGAATCTACTTGACAGTCTGATTCCCATTCCTTGATGATCTCTTCAATGTTTAGCATGATATAGTGAATTTATTTATGGCCGATTAAGAAATGATCGTGAAGTAGTTGAATCTAAAAGTCATCTCGCATGAGATGTACTCGATCGACTGAGCCTGAGCGTTGAATGCCAACTCGCCGATCGATGTGGGAAACGCGTCACGAAATTGAAACTGCTTGTTAAACGTGTTCTTCGACGTGAGGACCGAGAGGATCAGGTCTGAGCGGCTCGGTGGCGCTGAGTCAGTTGGCACCTGATTCGGAGTCGAATTGATAAGCATCCAGTTGTATGCCTCCGTGTAGTTGGTCATGTCCTCGTCGACCATGAACTTCAGACGGAGCGTGTCGTATGCCAGAGTGTCTCCAGGAAAGTATGCCTGTTGATTACGATAGTTGTCCTTGACTTCTCCGGTCGTGACGGACGGCAGATTCACGGACGTGCAGAAGTACTCTAGGTTCGCAAAGCTGGGCCTCTGAATGGTCAGTTTGAAGTTGACCTGTTGCAGGAAATTGACGTTAGTTGTTAGTGTCGATAGTGGCGTACTCATGATCATTCATATTTATGGACAAAGAAGAAGGGGCTCCCCTTTCGGAGAGCCCCTCGATGGAACTACTATTCTAATCTCAAGGACTAGCTGGTAGCACCCTGAGCGCCACGGAGGCTCAGGTTACGGACCTGGAAGGTACGATAGTAGAAGTTACCACGATCGTTGCCGTTCTGCGCACTGCCGGTGCCGGGGTTGATCTGCTGCACGAACGGATTCGCAACCACGCCGTAGCGGGTCTTGAACGCGATGCGCGGCTGGAACGTAGCCGGGTCGATGGCGCGGACCATCGTGAGAGGAACGTACGGCGCGTAGAAGATACCAGCGTCGTAGGGGTTCGAGCCACGATAACCGACCGTGATGTAGTCGGTGAAGGCGTACGGATCAACGTACACTTTGATGCGACCGTTGAGCACACCAGCGAAGGTGTTGCCGGTGTCATCGACTTCGAGCTTGGTGCTCAGAGCCGGCGAGTAGTCCAATGAACCAGCGGCCGCCAGAGCGGAAGCCACGTTGCTGGAGCACAGGATGAAGTTACCCTTACCGCGACGGGTGTCTTTGGCGATCTGGTTCGCTTCGAGCTCAATAGCCATGTGCAGGCTCTTGTAGCGCTCAGCAGCCCAACGGCCATCAGCGTCCGTACGCACGTCGTATACGCCAGCCGTAGAATAACCGAAGCGAGCGCCGAGGACGGCTTTCGCGTTGATCGTCTCGATGACTTCACGGTTGATTTCGAACAGGATCTCCGAGGAGAGGATGTTCGCCAGTTCGGATTCAGCATCCAAACCATGAACGGCCTTGAGGTCCTGAGCAAGCTCCATCGTGTAAGACGCTTTGAGCGCGCGAGTATTCGCGGTCACGATCGTCTTTTCGATGTCGAAGCCCATTTCAGCGAACGCCGTGCCGCCGGTAGAGCCGAGAGCTTCACCAGTAGCGGTGGGCAGGGGCTGACCGACCGTGTAGGGATACGCAGACGGAGCCGCGCCGGAGAAGGGCGACACCACCGGAGCCAGATTAGCAAACAGGATACCACCGGAGGTCGAAGCGACCGTGCCAGAAGGAGTCGTGTCCAGCGTGATGACATTGGAGCTAATCGAGGTGATGCGCGTTCCGGGAACGATGTTCTGAGCGATGACTAAGTCGCCGACCTGGAGGCCAGTGATAGCCGCCGACAGAGTCAGCGTAGTGGTCGTCGTAGACACGGAAGCCGTACCAGTGAAGTACGAGCTGCCGGCGCCGAGGGCCGTACCAGACAGAGTCACCGGAGGGGTGTTCGTCGTCACGCCTTGAACGCCGCCGTAGAGGGCGTCATCGCCAACGCTAACGATCGTCTGACCAGAGACGGTCAACGGGCTATTGTACTTCGGCTTGAGCGCGAAGATCAGACCAGTGGGTCCGCTCATCGGCTGCACGCCAGCGATGTCATAGGCGATCAGGTTCGGCATCGCGCGGCGCACGAGGCTGATCAGAATCGGATCGAAGTTCTGAATCGATTGAGTGCCGGCGTCACCAGCTTCGGAGAGCATGCGACGCTCTTCTTTGATGGCTTTTTCTTGGTTTTCGAGCAGAGCGGCCGTGACCTGACGACGGTAGTTGTCCTTAAATGCAGGAGCTTCCGCGTGGTCCAGAACCGGTGCCCACTTAGCAACAGACTGTTCGGTATTGAACATAGTTTTTTCTAATTGAGTTGTTATGGTTTGGGTTTTCTCTCTTACTTACGATTCGGGTTACCGGCCTCAACGCGAGAGATTGCGCCGAGATAACGTTTCATGTCAGCCGACACGTAAGCCAAAGGATCATCTTGACCTTCTACAATGACCTGTGTCGTACCCGAACTGACAGCTTTCTGCAGCTTCACGGCCGATTCCACGAGAGGAGCCGGCTTATTAGACTGAGGAGCCTTTCCGCTAAAATACGATTCCTTGATCGTGGCGACCTTCTTCTTGAAGGATTCCACGGACTCGAATACCGTATCCTTTGTGAGTTCAGTCAGCTTCGAAGCCTGTGTGACCGCTAAACCTTTGGCCGCTTCTGCGACAATGGCTTTACGGAGCAGACCTTCGTTTTGCTTCTTTGAACTCTCGACGATCAGACCAGCCTGCTTCACCTGTTCCTGCAGCTCCGCGACGCGGGAGTTCAAGGACTCCACCAAGTCTTTATCAGCCTTGGGGACTTCGATGTAGCTCTCCGCAAACACGTTCTTCAAGGACGTAATGAATCCTTCCGCGATCTCCGTGCGAAGGGTCGAGTCGACGGCGACTTGATTTTCCTTCATCCAGGATTCGACCACGTACGTGAGGTACGAGTCGACCTGTTCGGTTACCGTGTTCAGGATCTCTTCGGCCTTCTGACCAAGCTTACGCTGATATCCCTCATGGAGTTCTTTACGAGCCGAGCGCACTTTGCTCTTCACGGCCGCTTCGAAGATCGTCTTCGCTTTGGACTTGAAGCCTTCCGTCAGGTTGGCTTCGCCGTTCATCAGCGCGTTAACGTCTTCTTCCATGTCGACTTCAGTTTCGTCTTCTTCTTTTTCGCCCTCTTCATCGGCTTCGGATTCGTCGGAGTCTTCCTGATCCTTCGAGGCGCCGCATTTGCATTCGCCGTCGCAGGTGCATTCGCACTCTTTGTCTTCCTTGCCAGCCTCTTCGCGCCCCGCTTCCTCTTCACCGGCTTCGTACTCTGCAGTCTCGCCAGCTTCGTGTTCGGGTCCTTCTTCGGCTTCGTGTTCGGACGATTCGCCGTCTTCTTTAGCTTCGGGTTCCTCTTCCGTGATCGGACCAGGAGCATGCGCGACAGGAGACACCGCGCGCGGAGTAACCGCGACGGCTTTCTCGATGTCAGACATACATTGTTCCGATTCAGTAATCAGACCTTGCTTTTTTTGCTTTTTAAGCATTTTGCTTGATTTGGTTGGAGAGGAAATCCCTGTGGACCTCTATCTCATTATTTTCAATCTCGAGTCGAACAAACAGGTTCGAACTGAGTACCCATACCCAATAACTCCCTGACCGAAGTCAGGAGAGAGTGTTATAAGCCGTTGGCGATCTCGGTCATGAACTTCGTGAATTCACGCTCCTGAGCTTCGGCCAACTGACTCTTGGAAGTGCGGGAGATCACCTTCTTGATCTTCTCGACTTTGCGAGCGATGATCTCGTTGCCTTCCTTAAAAAATTCTACGCCCTCCATGATTCCCTCGACGAAGGCCGAAGGAGCCGACGGATCCTGTACGATGTCGACCGTAGCCAGACTGAAGTCTTCCTTCACGTACGTCTTACCACCACGAGATTCGACGGATCCCATACCGCGGGAGGAGACGCCGAGCTTAACGCCGCCGTCGAGCAGACCCTTGACGATCAGACCCATCGGAGTATTGAGAATCAAAGCCTTACCACATACGTCGTCGCCGTTCCACTTGAGCTCCGTGATGCGATGGCTAACCTTATCTAGGTTAATCTGCGGACCCTCGGGATGATTCAACTCGCCGACCGCACGACCAGTAGAAACCTGTTCGGCAACGAAGCGGCTCACGGCATCTTTCAGAACGGCACGAGGATAGATTCGATTATTGCGATTCTGCTTCTCGGCCTGCATGAATACGCCTCCGAGAAAATACTTCTTCTCGGGACCAGCAGACTCGATAAGCGCATGAACGCCGCTCTCGTTATATTCCGTGATGAGTTTCATTGTTACTTAGATTCGACCGTAGGGTTATTGAACACCTGATCTACCAGGGACAACTTACGAACCTCGAGCGCCGCGACGGCCTTCTCGGCCAATCCGCGCTGAAAGGCCTGCTCGGCCTGTTCCTTGTTACCCGCAATGACCGCATGGACGAATGTTTCGGCGTGTTTACTCATGTCAGATCCTTATTTATACGTGTTGTGTTTTTCAAACTGCTGGAGCTCCGGGTAGAGCTGCCGGCGCCGCTTCAGGCGCTCCAGCCGCAGCTGCTTCTTCGGGGGCAGGAGCTTCTGCACCAGCTTCTTCGGGGGCAGGAGCTTCTCCGCCTAGTTCAGCGGGAGCTCCGCCGAGTTCTGGGGCTCCTCCGCCCATAGCCGCCATATCTTCTCCGCCGCCCTGAGCGACGTTCTCACCGGCCGTAGCCGAGATGTCTCCGCGAGCCTTTTCCTGTGCGATCTCGATGTCCATCGTCTCGATCTCGTCGTCGGACTGACGAAGGATGTTACGACGGACCCACTTCTCGGAGTAGTAGCGGCCAATGAACTCGCCTACCTTGCCGATCATCTCCATGCGAGCTCCGAGGATCTCGAACTCTTTGAGTTCTGAGAAGTAGTTGTCTCGCTTGAAGTCGATGTTGATCTTCTCCTTGATCTTGAACCAGTCTTCCTCGACAATGATGCCCTTGAGGAGCAGCTGAGTCTTCAGGAGGTTAATGAAGAGGTACGAGAACTTACGACGAAGGCGATCGATGAATCGCTGAAATGATACTTCTTCGCGATTGATCTCCGTAGACTTACCGGCCGTCCAGAGCGCCGTGTTGGCTTCGAATCGAGAGAGCGGTACGTTCAGCGAACGATACAGGTTCTTCTTGAAGAACAGGATGTCGTCGATCTGACCGAGGTTCTCGCCGGCAGGAAGGGTCGTGATCTCCGTACCCTTGCCGCCCTCGCGACGAGGAAGCCAGAAGTCCTCGAGCATCGACATGTGACGGCGATCGTCGCGAATCACGCCGTTCGAAGAGTCGTACACCATCTTGTTACGATACTTCGACATGATCTCCTGCATGTACTGCTCGGCCTTTGCCTTCGGCAGGTTACCCACGTCGATGTAGAATATGCGACGCTCGGGCGCACGGGACATGCGATAGATGACCAGCGAGTCTTCCATCATGCGGAGCTGATTCACCGGCTTCAGCGCCTTGTGAACGTTCGAGATGATGCGCTTATGTGTGGAGTCGAGCAGACCGGAAGGAACGTAGCAGACCGCAGATGGATCGATCTTGAGGCCGGTGACGGAGTCGCCCGTATTAACGGATTGAACCAGCTGACCGGCGATTTGATTCTCGTTGTAGATGAAGTACTCGGCCTTCGTCGTAATTAACTTGACGCCGGTCTCGGGATCGATCTTGGTGTCGATCTCGCGGATCTTACGCATCTTGATCGGATCGATGTATCGAAGCTCCGAGATACCAGCTCCGGGGTTCTGCTGATCTACGATGACGTGATAGTACAGGCGACCGTCGACGTACCATCGACGAAAGGTATCGGAACAGGAACGATTGAAATCTAACAGGCGAATAACTTCGTCAAATTCTTTCTGAATGGCGTCCTTGACCTCATCGGGATAGTCGAGGTCGTTCATTGCCAGTGACACCGGCGAGCCGTCTTCTCCAGCCGCGATCGCTTCGTCGATGATGTAGTTGACGGCCGTGTCGCATTCGGGCTGTTCAGCCGCGTTACGATACTTGAGAATGAGGTCCTGATCGGAAGCTACCGTGGTGCCGTCGATGTCGATGTAATGACCGAAGTATCCACCGGCCGAGATGACCGTCGATCCGTCCTCGGCTTCTTTGGGAACAAAAGACTTGACCTCTACGGGCTTGGGAGCTGGCGCTACAGGAACGTCAGGAATGAGGCCCGCGAAGGGTGACGGCTCGTCGGCCTTCTTGATCTGCTTCGAAATCTCAAATCCAAATAATTTCATGCGTACCTGTATTTATATATGTTCAAAAAAGAGGGGCGGCCCGCTTGAGCCGCCCCTCGTGAATAGCCTATGAATTAGACTAGGCCACCGGTAGTTAACGAGAGATCGCGCCAGAAATAGCACCCACCGCCACATTGACCAAGCCACTCTTGAGGCCCGAGATGAGGCCGCCGATACCAGCGCCGCCATCTTTACCAGTGAAGACCGTCGAAGAAGACAGCCAGTACTGATAGTTGAACACCACGTCGAACTCTTCGATCTGATCATTCGTATCGTAGCCGAGCTCGATCGCTCCGACCGATTGAGGATATGCATCAACGAAAGTATAGCACTTTACGTCATTGCCACCTTTATCGAGCTGATACACGCGGAGCTGAGCCATGTATTGAGAATAGGCCGTCTTGCCAGAATTGCCCGGAGCGGGATTCATGAAGTCGAGCCAGTTCTCAAACGCATTACGCAGGTCGAACGTCGTGTCGTTGACGACCTTGATCGTCCACGTATCAAACGTACGGTCGCCGGGGATTTTGAACTTACGACCGCGGTACGGAACCTCGATCGTTCCCTGTTGAGCCGCCGGGATCTGAGCCGCCTTGATCATGAACGACGCCGTTTCCTGACTGCCACCAGTGCCCGCCGGAAAGGGGCACTCTACGCGGAACAGATTCGGACGTGCGCCGCCGCCGATCAGCTTAGCCTTGAAATCGTTTACACTATTAGCCATATGATTTTCCTTATGTTATCTTATTTATACGATGTTTCTAGGATTAAGCTCCAGCGACTTCAGAGAAACTCACACCGGTACGAGTAGCGATGAAGTTCAGCGTGATGAAGTTGATCGAGCGAGCTGGTTTGATGTAGATATCGGCCACGAAGCGATTCGTGTCGACGACTTCCGGAGTGTTGTTCGTACCATCGCACACGACCAAGAAGTCCGTGATGCCGCGACGACCAGCGATGTCGCGCAGGAAAGGCTCCGTCATGTTGCGGAACATAGCCTGCGTGAAGCGATCGTTCAGCTCGAACAGCTGATACTTAGCAGCCGTAGCGATCGCCTTCTCGAGAACGATGAAGAGGCGACGAACGTTGATGCGATCGAACGCGCTCGGTTTGCTCTGAGCCGTCTTGTCGCCGAAGAGCAGGATGCCCTGACCGGGGAACGAGACGATCGGATTGATCGAGTTCTGATACAAGCCGTCGCGATCCGTCTGATTCGGATTATAGGCCAATTTGGTGACGTTCTTCAGATTGCCACGATTGTAGCCAGCCGGAGAGAACCAGGCATCCGCCACGTTGTCCGTATTGGCACACAGACCAGCCATGTGACCGCAAGCAGGAATCCAAACGTAGTTGTCTTGATACTTGTTGTACACGTACAGCGAAGTCGAGTCAAACACGGAATAGGAATCACGAGTCGCCGATGAGGAAATGAACTTAGCTACAACGGCCGAGTATTTTTGCGGCGTCGTAGTTAACGCCCAGATCTGCACCGGTGCCGAGACGAAGCCGACCGTATCTTTACGAGTATTAGCAATCGATTGAACTTTCTGTTCGGCCGTCGACAGCGATGAGTATCCAGAACCGGATCCATTCGTAGCGCAGTCCGGATCACAGGCAAACAATAGATTGATGTCGATCGTCGCCGCATCCATGAATACTGTATCCAGAGTCGTAGAAACTTCACCTGACGTCGGCAATACATCCGTACCGATAGAATTAGCCGGACCATAGGCCATGTCAAACACCAGACCAGGATTCGCCGTACCGCCCGTGATAGCCGTTCCAGAGGTCAGACCGCCAATATTGTTGTAGCCCCAAGCCGACAGAGGAGTCTGAAGACCTAGCGTATAGATCCAGCTAGAATTACGATTGACGTAATCAAAGTAGTAATTAGCCGTGCCATCAATGCGCTTCGAGTTCGAGTAGAGCGAGAGGCCCTGCCAACGCTCGAGTACCGTATAAGGAGTACCAGTGATAGTACCCAGACTGTCGTCCTGAACGAGGATATGAATTTCATCGGCCGTCGTAGGCTTATAGTCAAATCCAGCGCCGAGGGTGATCGTCGAGGTCGTGTTGATGACAAACGAAGATCCAGGAACGCCCGCACCATTAGGATCGGTAGCGATCGTTCCAGTCGTCGAAGAATTGATAACCGTGACGTACAGCGAATTGCCAAGTTTGCCAGGATAGCGTGCCACAAACGGAGTGACATACGATCCAGCTGAAGGATAAGTCGCATTAAACAGATCAGAATTTTTGATTTGAATAGGAGCCGTCGACGTTGTCGTACCAGAACCTCCCCAAATCACAGTAGCTAAATTGCCAGCCGTAAATGTAGTAGCAGAAGTGATAGCCGCCGTAGTCGCAGGACTAAAGGTAAGAATAGCATTACTACCATTAAATGCGACAGCGGAAATGACAGTCGTCGAGGCCGTCGATAGACCAGATACAGTACCTATTGATAGCGTCGATCCGGTCTGTAACTGCTGCAGAATGATCGTAGTCGCAGAAATCGTCATGGTCGTAGAACCAGAGCCGATTGCCGTTAAAGCCGTGAAGGTCGTAGAAGTCGTAGTCGCCGGATAGGTCGAATACGCATTATAGGTCGTCGCGCCGACTGAGCGAGCCACCTTGAGAGTGTTGCCATAGTTGAGAAAACTCGCCGCCGTCAGAAACGAGACGGCGAAACTCGCGTCGGGTTTTCCAAAGCTGGTGAGTAGTGCGCCTTCGTTGGCGACCGTGATTGCCGTATCGGCTGGACCCCACTTGAACGCGCCTGCTGTGGCGCCGATAGAAGTGGCGACCGCCGGTACTACGTTCGTAAGGTCTTTTTCATTGACCTGAACGCCCGGGGATAAGAGGAATGCCATATTAGTTTTTACCTTTCAGTATTGTTATAAGTTGACATGATAAGACTAGATTTCAATAAGCCTATTTATTGAAAAGCGCTCCTTCACAACTTATCCCACTTCTTCATATCCTCTGCCATCTGATTATATATCTCCATCGAGGGAGTAAAAGTAGCTTGAGAATTGCCTAGGAAACCGGCAGGAACCAGCTCGTCCTCCATCGCTCGAGCCTTCTCGGCAAAGAGCATACCCTTCAGCTCGCCATCCTTGAGGTCCGCAAAGGGAGTGGTCAGAAACCAAGCTAGGAGGACCAGATTCATGACCATGTCGTCGTGACATCCAGTAGCCGCCTCATATGAGTCTCCATGAGCTTCGAAGGTCGACAGCTCGAGGATCGAGTCCGCGTCGTGCAGCTCCAACTTACGAGCCTCTACGATGTCCTTCAGAAAAGCGCAGCCTATTCGCTTCACGCGCTTGTTCATCGTGACTCCGATGCCGCCCTTGATAGCCGACTCTACGAAGGTATTCTCGTACTCGAGGTCGTAGTACACGCCGTTGCATACCACCTGTCCGACGTCGTTGTTCTCGATTACGACCAGAGCCTCATTGTACCTCTTGGCCACGGCGACGATGAGGTCTGGAAATAGCAATGGAGACATCATGTTGTCCCGCCAAGTGGCTACCTGCTCAAAGGGTCGAGCCGTAGTATCCGTCACGGTCAAGGTCGAGTAGTCTTGACCGCGGCCCTTCGATACGTCTACGGTCATGACGTACTGATGACCCTCGATCGGAGGGCGATAGAACTTCACGGAACGAATGGTCTCGAACGGAGACTCTGCCTTCAGAGCTAGGAGAAACTCCGGAGAGATCAGTGTGTCCATCGATCCGATTGCCGCGTTGCCGAACTCCTGATCGAACTGGAGCTGAGACGTATTGGCGATAGTCTGCGCCTTCCACTTCTCGTCTCGACCCGGCACATCCCACCAGTCCACGCGAAACGGCTTATACTCGTTTGCTCCCTGCACGGCACCCTGCCAGAGGCGATAGAATAGGTTACCTACGCCGTTGATCGTCGAAGTCATGATGAGCTGAGACTTCTCACCGGACGAGATGACCGGATAGGTGGACGTATAGAACGTATCCGCGTCCGGTACGAAGGCAAACTCGTCGAGGTACAGGAGCGATATAGACATACCGCGAATGGAGTTGCCCGAGGTAGCCGCCGCGACGATTCGCGAGTTGTTTGAAAACGATATCGATCCCTTGTTCAGAGCCTTACATCCGGGCTGCAGAAAGAACGGCAGGTTCTCGAGCGCCAGAGTTATACGAGCCAACATCTCTCGAGCCGTAGATCCCTTATTGGCCAGAATAGCTATGGTCTTATCGGCTTGAAATACGGCGTACCAGAGGATGTAGATCGACGCGGATACGGACTTACCTGACTGACGACAAGCCAGGACGATGTTGAATCGATTCTGCACGAACTGCGCGAACATCTTCTCCTGATACGGATATAGGTCGAAGGGCACGAGGCCCTTATCGAGGTTGATGACCTTACAGTATTTACGTGCGAAGTACGCAGGATCCTTCATGCACTTCTTGTACTCCTCGATCTCCTTGGCCGTGAAGTTCTGCTGAACTCCGTCGCGCTTGACCTGAGCGTTCCCTAAATATGAAAGACCAACCTTTGATGGATCGACGACTCTCTTCATTTGGATTCAGAAGGAGTGGCATCGATGATGGTAGTATCCGAAGAGAGTTGCTTCTGCAGATCAGCCGTCGTGCCTACGAATACGGCAACGTTTGTAGTGCCCTGCTTATTCTCTTCTGGTTTCTTGCCGACGATGAGCTCCTTGCGTTTCTTCTGCAGGTCCATGAGCTTGTCCGTCATGTCCGAAGTAGTCTGAAGCATTCCAGCCAACACTTCGTAGGCGCGCGGGTGTTCTGCCTCGTCGGCCACTACGATCAGGCGTTCGAGGGACTCCTCGGCCTTGTCGATCAAGTTCTTGAGTTTCTTACGAGAGTACTTGTAGTCCTCTTCGGAGTCAGATATGAGGTGTTCCTTCTCCGGAGCCGGAGTCAACTTGGCAGGAGGCGGAGGAGACGAAGGCATGACGACTGGAAGGTTATTCTCCAGCGCGGCGAGTATGTCTGCCTGTTTGTCCGTACTCATGATATAGTATTTACTCTAGAATCCAAACTGATCGATCGACGTCACGACCGTGTAGTTGTCTGGAGTATCGGAAGGAGATCGGACGGGCACGTGGACGTATTCGATCGGAGGCTGAGTAGTATCCATCGACGGAGTGATAGATGTCTGTGTAAAGCGAATGATGCCTTGAGTCGAGGGAGGAGCCGAGAACCTCACGCGCATAGTAAAATCTAGCGAATATACGATGGTTCGACGAGTCTCGAAGCTACCGTCGTAGTCGTCCGAGAGATTCACTGAATTCAAAATGATCGGCACGTTGACGTTGACTCCGATAGCTTCTAGGTCCTTGACCGTGACCGTGTACTCGGGTTGAAACTCGGGAAGGATCTGCTCGAGGCACTGAAGCACGTCGTCTTGATTGCGACCGTAGATGTTGAGCTGCATGCCGATCGTGTACGGAACGGCTTGCCAAGTGGTCGTATAGTTTAGAGTATCTCCAGGAATCTGTGCACGATTTTGATTCATGCGATTCATCTTGACTTCTGAGTCGTACTGAATCGAGGTGATCTCAAATGACATGCGAGGGACCTTGATAGCCACCTTGTCCGTCGAGAGGTCGGGTTGCTGAGTGATGCGATCGAGGAATTTCTGCTTAGGACCATAAGCGATGGGTACTCGCTCGACATTCGAGATCTTGTCGTCTTCTGCGACGCGACCGATCGTGATGTTGTTGAAGAGCGTACCAAACACGGCTACGCACTTCTTGATGACCTGATTGTAATGATATGTCTTTGATAGCATATACTAGGCCGTGTCGTTCGTGTCGCCGAATGGATTAATCTCTGTGAAGTCTATGATGTCGTTCGCTCGAGTCTGAATCGGATTGTTCTGAATCGAGATGTCGCCATCGTTCAAAATACGATCTCCGTCCGTGAGCGTATACACTTGAACGATGGTACCAGACGCCGTGGTGACGACGCTCGATAGAGACACGTGGCTCGTCGAGGTCTGACTGGTGAGCGGAAGGATCAAGCCGTCCGTGAAGGTCAGATTCGAGAGCTGCACGTAGTAGGGATATGCCTGCGCGGACTTGTACTGAAGGTCCGTGATCTTGGCTTGACCGGTGCTGCTCGTTCCGGTATACGTGAGCGTGACGTACTCGTTCAGATTGAACTTAGACGAACCGGAGTTATATGTAAACGTCGCGCGGTACGACGAAGGAGTAGATGCTTGATTTTGCACGGCGTCGATCTGAGCGTTGCCCGTATTGAGGTCCTCTCCGCGGTATTCGAAGAGCTGCAGAGTCATCTTATACACCGGCAGATTGTTTAGCTGATGGAATGGAGACTCGAGGTCGACGTACTTGATCTCGAAGAGGCCGTTGATTCCCGGAATATAGACTAAGTCGCCTTCGGACGGACGATAGTTGTTGTATCCCTTGTCCCACTTGCCGATGCCCTGTTCCCAGCGACGTCGAGAGACGGCGATCTTGAGCTGATTGCGAATCTCTAAGCCAAACTTAGACATCAGAACTCCGTCGCCTTCATATCCATCGACCGTCTCGATGTACATCTCAATATCGAATGCATTATCGAAGCGAGTCTCCGTGTCTTCATTCAGCAGCATGTCTTGAGATACGATGTGCCGAGGAAGATACTGCATGTCGAATCCGTACACTTGAATGGACTCTATGATGAGGTCTTCATATAGTTCTTTCTCGGACTTAACATTCTGTCCAAAGTATACGGAGCGAGGCATAGTATTATGTAGGATTTTAGCCTACGTAAAAATCAACGGGGGTTTCCCACACACTGCGCGCTTCAGCTTCGATCTCCTTGATCTCTTCCTTAGCTTGCGCCATGAGTTCCGTGCCGTCGATGGTGACGCCGCCGGGAAGGACCATGCCCTTGAACTTGAATAGGTTCTGTGCCCAGTTGCGCTTAATCAACGCCGTAGCGTACCGCTTGAGAAACTGATCGTTGTACACGGAGGGATAGTCGTCGGGATTAATCGTCTGATAGCACTCAACGACGACCCAAGATCCGACCGGAATGCGTGAGGGCCAGTCGCACTCGATCTCGAGGCGCTGCATGTGACGAGAGAAGATGATTCCCTGATCCATGCCGTTCAGCACGATGTCGAGCAGGGACAAGTACTGACGAGTCATCTCGTAGTTGATCAGGTTACCCGGACGACGAAGATCGTACAGGTCGTTCAGATGGAGCTGATAGTCGACCGAGAAGATACCCTGCGTGCCGTTAGACACACCAATAGGCAACACACGAAGCACGTAGATCAGCTGATCGGGAAGCGTGATATAGCGATTATTGAAATCCGTCTGTGTGATCTGATACTTATAGAAGTTACGAACGACGGCGTCAGAATGAAAGTTCTGATAGAACTGAATGGCTTCGTCGATACGATCGGATACCTGATCGTCATCGATGTTGATCTCGATGACCGGAGAGCCGAGAGAACGGAGGCAGTAGTCAATCAGCGTCTGTCGTGAATTAGGGTTGGCCATACCCTATATTTATACGATCTCCAGTTATGGAGCCGTCGACTTGCGCCATCGATTCATCTGTACAAAGTCCGTGAGGGCCTGAGGAGTGATGATGTAGTTGCCGTTGCTGTACGGCCACACGCCGTAGTCATAAGTCAGCGGAGGCATGAACTTCTTGCCGTATACCTCGATCAAGGCGTTATAGCGATCTCGAGCGTGGGGCGTGATGACTCCGCATCCATTTTCGAAACCGATGAAGCCGGAGTTCTGATTGGTGCCGTCCCAGCTAGCCTGAGAGGACACTACGGCTCGAGGAATAACCGTAGAGGTGCATCCAGAAGTCAGAGCCAGAGACATCGTCAGCGCAGCCAGGACGGCCAAGGAGATCAGGATCGAGCCGATGCTGATCAACTTCCAGTTATTCTGCGAGTTCTTTGCGTATCTCATTGACGTCTTTCTTAATGATAGCCTTGGCCGTCTGATCGATCATGTC